CTACTTTCCTTGCTGAAGTCGAGCTTCGGCCAGTTCGAACAGTCCGCGAGGACTGAGGCCCAGCGCGGCGGCGACTTTCACGAGCACGCTGAACGGCATATCCCGGTTTCCCCGCAGGTAGTTACTCATTGCCTCCCGGCCAACGCCTGCCGACGCGCCAAGCTTGGCCTGGCTCATTCCAGCCGCGGCCATCTCCATTTTGATGACGGTTGCCACTGCCGCCCAATAGTCGCTCTCTTCTGTGCTCATAACGGCCACATTATGCGGTCAATTGCACGTACGCAACATCCATATGGGTAATTTTTCCCCGCGTGTCCCTTTGACTTGTGGTCATTTGACCGCATATGGTCTCTTCATGACCTCACCAAATGAAGCCGAGAGCCAGCTGGCCCGTAACATTGAAAACCACCTCGCCGCCAAGGGTGTCACCCGCAAGACCCTCTTCGATCAGGCCGGGATCAGCCGGAACACCTTCGAGCGAAACATGGCCAACCCTGGCAAGTTCACTGTATTTCAGCTTAGGCGGATTGCATCAGCACTCGACGTAAGCCTCACCGAAATCCTCCCGGGCGAAGTGCCAATGATGGCCGCAGCAGCATGACCCGGCGTTCAGAGTCCTATGCAACGGCGCAGGACATGGCGACGAAATACCGCCTCAGCAACCACACGGTGCGACGCAAGGTCCAAACAGGGGAGTGGCCCTGTGATCGCATAGGCCGCCTCTACCGCTTCTCACCCGCCCAGCAGGACGAGATAGCCCAGATCATCGCAGGCACTAAGCGCGGCGGATACGACAAAGACCGCATCGCAGCCGCACTCCGCAAACTCTCCGCCTAACCCGCACCACCCCGCCGCAGCGCAAGGCGCCGGCACCCTCGCCCAATCGGGCACACCACCACTCATCCCCTACTGGCTTTTTAGTCGGAGGTTTCCCGTGCTGCTCTATGCCCTTTTGCAGGAGGCGCTCGAAGGAATGGACAAGAAGTCCGCCGTCGCGCACCTACTCTTCCTCTTCCCCGATAAGTCGAAGTCATTCTTCGATCGCAACTATATGCACATCTTGACGCTTGACCCTCTCGGGCTGTCCCGCATCCTCGGTCATTCAGATCCCACCGCCAATAAGGCAATCCGCAACATCGAAAGGAAAGTAGCATGAGCGACTTCATTACCCAGGCCGAGTGCGCCCGCATGATCACGGACGCACTCGCCAAGCAGTTAGAAGACCTGCGCGGTCTCCTCCGGGACGCTCTCAAAGCTGATGGCCACACCGGGGGTGATCAGCAGTTCACGAGCGCCACCTTCCACCCCCTGAAGCTCAACCCAGCCGCCCTTAGTGTTCAGAAGCGCCTCGTCGATCTGACTCCTGATGAGATCGTGCAGCTCATTAGTGACGGCGCGCGAGATAACTTCCCCGCCGTACATGAATTTCCAGACCAAATTACTTCCCCTTCTCTAGGTGCGCATGGTTGCGCGTGTTTGAACACCACGAAGCCTACAGATGGGGTTGGGCGGGGCGGCGAAGATGACCGCCCCGCCACGTAATGACCAAGAACAAAAAGCGAGGCGGCCACCGCGCAAGGTGACCGCCTTTTGTGTACCTACCGAAAGGAACAACTCGTGACCACTCTACAACTCTTCAACTACGGCGGGCAGGAAGTCCGCACGGTGCTAATCGACGGCGAGCCTTGGTTCGTCCTCACTGACCTTTGTCAGATCCTCGGCCTGACAACCCCTTCCCGCGTTGCCGAACGTCTAGATGAGGCTGATGTGAGCCAGACTCACATCAGCTCAGGCGGCCAGTTTCGCCAAGTGACCATCGTCAATGAGTCCGGCATGTATGAGGCTGTGATCCGCTCCGATAAGCCGGAAGCGGTTACCTTCCGCCGCTGGCTGACTGGCGAAGTACTCCCGGCCATCCGCAAGACGGGCAGCTACGGTCACGCGCCGCTTGACTTGAACGCTATCGATCCGCGCACCCTCGCCCTGGCGATCCTCGAAGAGTCGGATCGGGCGAACGCTGCGGAGTCTCGGGTGCTGGAGCTCGCGCCAAAGGCTGAGGCGTTCGAGAAGTTCATCGAGGCGGACGGTTCGCTCAGTCTCGGTGCCGTCGCCAACATGTTCAAGGTTGGCCGGCAGACGCTGTTCGACTGGTTGCGCGCGGCGAAGGTCATTCAGGCTGACCGGCGCCCGTATCAGGAGTTCGCGCTCTGGTTCGAGGTGAAGGCCTCCAGTGGTGAGCGGAATAGCGGCGCAACGTGGGTCACATATTCGTCCAAGCTTCTGCCGTCCGGCGTTGACCCTTTGTTCCGACTGCTGGTTCGCCGCGGCTATATCACCCCGGACGCAGCATGAGCGCCCAGTCGAAGCCGAAGAAGAAGCAGTACGAACCGAAGTTGCGGCCGGACGAGATCACCCTCGCGCTGGAGCTCGCCCAGCAGAAGCGCATCAAGGAAGACATCGCGGCGTACACAACCCGCAAAACCGAAGGAGCATCATGATCATTCTCATCCTGGCCGCCACCATCATGACCGCCATGTTCATCCCTGCCGCGATGCGTCATGACCGGTTGCTTGAGGAGCCGGAGGACGTCGATTATGACCTGCTCGATGCCGAGCGTGACACCCGCCTGTCAGACGACGCTGACGCCGCCAGAAAGGAGTACGGATTCTAATGACCACCACACACCGCCGCGCTGACCGTTGGACGCTTGCCCGCCGACTTGCTGACCGTCTCGTCCCGCAGGTTGTCCCGGGCCGTCACCACATTGTTTGGGGCAAGCCATGACCGCCGAACTCATGCCCCGTAACCCGGTGACGAACCCGACGCCGGCCGAAGTGTTCCGCTACTCCCGCATGTACGGGCTCACTGTCATGGATGCGCGCAACGAGATCATCGCCGCACGGCATGTGATCCGGGTTGGTGATCTGGTCCGCAACGATCAGCGCGTCCTTGGCACGGTGACGCATGTGCGGTACGCGGCGTCCACCACCCCGCTAAGCCTGACGGTCTGCACCGGACCCACCGCGTACGACCTCATCCACCCCGCACCGGCCGACGTCAGGAAAGTCGCATGAGCAAGCGTGAAGACCGCACGGCCCACTGGGGCACCTGCGAAGACGAAGACTGCATGACGTCAATGGTCATTTATCCACACCCGGATGCCGTGGCTGACCTGCCTGACGAGGACGACTGGGAGAACTCGCCATTCTTCGTCGATTGCCCCGTTTGTGGGAGCGGCATGGACTGGGGCGGAACCGATCACCCGGCTGACATCCTCAAGAATTACTGAGGCGAACCAATGACCCCCGTAACGAGCGAGCGTGAGACAACGCTATCGACCATCGACAAGATGCTGGCGGTAGGCGACAAGCAGCTTGGACATGAGCCTGTCGGTGTCGTTCTGATCTACAAGAACCAAGCATTCCTGAAAGCCATATGGACGAAGGATTCGAGCCGCGAGGACAACATGCAGGCGCTTATGGATGCGGCCCTCGATGAAGCGAGCAAGTCATGACCCCCGTAACGGTCCCCACATCCACCCGTGACATTCACCTCCCGGACCTCACCCACGTCCCGCACCTGTGCGCGAACCTGGCCAAACTCCCACCAGCACTACTAGCCGACATCCTCAACCGTAAGGACACACAACAATGAGCGAGAAGATCATCGGCTACGTGGTAGTCGACAAAAAGACCAAGAAAATCGACTGGGACGGCGAACTTCACCCGCTGCGAGTTGACGCGCTCGAATCCATGACGGGCCCGTATCAGGCCTACTGCAAGAACTTGGAGGACGAGACGGATGACCGGACCTACTGGGGCAGGTTCTATGACATCTGCCCCGTCTACGCGACGGAGCCCACCAATGTCTGATCTGTCTTCCCTCCTGGCACCAATCCGCGCACGGGAAGCTGCGGCCACTGACCACCCGGGCCACGCGACCGTGGAACAGTCCCAAGCGGACGTCCCGCGCCTGCTGGGAGCCCTCGACAAGGTGATTGCGCTCCATGAGCCGGTTGATGCGCTCATGAACCCGGGCCGTCACGAGCGAGTTGTGAAGGTCTGTACCGGCTGTGGGACCGATGACGGCAACTGGCAGCGCTGGCCGTGCCCGACTGTCACCGCCGTGACCGCTGCACTCGGGGAGGGGAAATGAACGCCCGCGACGAGCTGGCCGAGATCATCCAAGACTGCGGCGAGTACATCCCCGGCTCGCACGCCGATGACTACGTGAGCCCCGACAAGGCAGCCGACGCTATCCTCGCCGCTGGCTACCGGAAGCCCCGCACTATCGAGAACGACAAGCTGGTTATCGATGACGGCATTCTCCTGCTCGAAGTGGGCAGTTGCACCTGTACGCCGCATGGGAGCAGCCACGAAGCATTCTGCGGCTACGAATATCTGGAAGACCTTACCGGACCTCTCGAACGGGCTGGTTACCGGAAGACCCGCACGGTCACCACTGTTGAGGAACTGGACGCGCTGCCAGAAGGCGCGGTCGTTCACTGGCGCGGCATGACGGCTGTCAGGGCACACGAGGCCGAACCTGCCGGACTGAACTGGATTGCCGTCGGATCGGCTATGGGCTATTCGGCTGGCGAGTTCAATCTCTCCGCGACGGTCCTATTTGAGGGGGAAGCATGAGTGAGCAACCACGTGGCTTCCACGGCAGATTCGTGAAGATGGCAACGGCCTGTGTAGTTGACGACTGTCAGCGGACGCCCAGGGCAAACGGCATGTGCAACATGCACCTACTTCGTGTTCAGAGGAACGGTCACACCGATTACACCCGTACCGCCACTCCGAACAAGGTCCGATTCTGGCGCGGGGTGAAGGTCAATGGCGACTGCTGGGAATGGCAGAAATCCCGAAACCCGAAAGGTTACGGGAAATTCACCCTGAGCCCTGAGAAAAAAGGCGTGCTTGCACACCGGTTCGCTTACGAATACTTGGTCGCCGAACTGCCGGATTACATCGCACTGGACCACCTTTGCCTCAACAAGGCTTGCGTCAACCCGTCCCACCTTGACCCCGTGACAGCGGCAATCAACACCACCCGCCACTACCAGATGCAGGCGCCGGCTACCGTATGCAGGCGCGGTCACGAGCTTCCACCGCTGGTTCCCGGAAAGAAGCGGCACTGCAAGGAATGCCGGAACACCAAAGAGCGCGAAAATCGAAAGGCGGCCGCGAACCATGGAAGCTGACAAGACATACACCCTGACACTGGACGAAGCCACCGTGGAACGCGTACACAGGGAGATTATTAGCTGCCTTGAAGGCTACATGAACTACGAGCAGATCATCCGCGCCGTGCTCTCAGCGGCAGTCCAGGAGGAACGATGAGTGCCGTTGAGAGTATGCGCGCCGATTTGGCTTATGCGGACAGATACCGCAATCGTGCCAGAGCTCTGGACGGCCTCGGGATGCTGCTTGAATGCGAAACGCCAGGAACAGTGAGCGAGGTATCCGTAAAGCGCGGGCGTTGGTTCCACCGCACCCTCGGAGGAATATTCAAGAGCAAGAGTCCTGCGGACGATGTAAAACACGAAATCATCCTGTCCAACGACGAGCGCCGGGAGTTCGCGGACTGGTGCAAGGACCGCGCCTCAAAGTTACGTAAGCAGGCCAATGACATTGAGATTCGGTTGGCAAAGGGTGTGGCCGAGTGAGCGCGTCAATGGCCGAGGTGCACAAGATCGTTGACGCCGTGCGCGACGACGAGGGCCTGACGAAACTGGCACGGACGATCAAGGAGGCATTCAACGAAGCGGTGTTCGCCGGGCTTGGCGAATGGGATCAGGCACGTTACGCGGCACACATGCTGGCCGCGAACGGGTACGGGAAGCTCGAAGACGCTGAATCTTGCTGCTGTGGGACGTGTGGACTATGAAGGAGGCCGGAATGATCCCCGACGGCGTGATTGAGACTGCTGCTAGGGCGCTATGCATGTCCAGCCCAACGCTGAGATATCAATATGACGACATGCACCCTCGACGCCAATTGGTGTGGCGCGACCGAGCCAAGGCCATACTCGAAGCCGCTGCCCCGCACCTTCGTGCACAAGCACTCAAAGACGCCGCGAACGCTGCTCTTGGGATGCATGAACCTGCCGCGCCAGACTGCCAAGAGTGGTCCGACTGGCTCCGTGCCCGTGCGGTGACGGAAAGAGGCGGGGAATGAGCCACCCCGTCGTGGGCACCGGGGCAGACTTCTGGGGGCGGCAAACAAACGCCTATCCCGGATGCACCTGCCCGCCCGCCAGATACAGTCCGCGTGGCCCGAAGCCCACCAACCCGAACTGCCCGGAACACGGCCCCCACGAGGGGCCTTTTTCATGCCCAGATAAGGACGAAACATGAGCTTGCAAATTTTCAAAGAACTTGAGCAAGGGTCCGACGAGTGGCTAGCCGCACGGTGTGGCATCGTGACCGCATCCGTCGTTGGCCAGCTAGTCACCACCAAGACCCTCAAACCGGCCGCGAACGAGACTGCCCGAGGACTCACAGCCACGCTCGTAGCCGAACGCATCACAGGGCACGTCGAGCCCATGACCGTTTCGAGAGACATGGAGCGCGGCACACTGGACGAGCCCTACGCCCGTGAAATCTACGCCGAACACTATGCGCCAGTGGCCGAACTTGGGTTCATGGTCCGTGACGACTGGGGCTTCAAGATCGGCTACTCACCAGACGGCCTAGTAGGCGATGACGGGCTGATTGAGATCAAGTCCCGGAAACAGAAAATCCAGCTCAATACGATCCTTGCCGACGAAGTGCCGATTGAGAATATGGCGCAGATCCAGTGTGGCCTGCTCGTCTCCGGGCGTAAGTGGTGCGATTACGTGAGTTTTTGTGGTGGCATGCCGCTGTACGTAAAGCGCGTGTCTCCTGATGAGCGCTGGCGTGAGGCGATCATCGAATCCGTCTCAGAGTTCGAGATGTCCGCAAACGCAATGCTCGCCAGATACGCAGAATCCACCGAAGGATTGCCGATGACCGAGCGCATCGACCACTACGCAGAATTGGAGCTCAAACTATGAAGGTTGCAGTAAAGCCACGTTCCGACCAGTGGAACGCAGACGACTTCACTGGCGGACCACGAACGTTCACCATCGCTGGCGTCAAACATGGAACCGCCGAAGCCCTCTACGACATTGAGCTGGTAGAGGGTGAAGGGCGAGCGTGGCGTCCACCAAATGGAATGCTGTCCGTCCTTATTCAGCTCTGGGGCGACGAAGCTTCTGAATGGGCTGGACGGCGCGTAACCCTGTTCAAAGATCCATCAGTCAGGGTCGGCAAAGACGTTCCTGGCGGCATCCGGATTTCGCACATGTCCGACATTGGGCCTAAAGGCGCATCGCCCAGCATCACGGTGAGCAGGGGTCAGCGGCGGCCCTATCCGGTCAAGCCCCTAGCCGAAGCCCTCGCCGTACCCGCACCACAACAGCCTGACCTCACTATCCCTGACAGTGTCAAGGCCAACACGGCCAAGGCAATCGCTGAGGGCAAGGTTCCCAGCTACCTCGCGTGGCTCGGCGAGAACAACGCGCCGCAACACTTCATCGACTACGTCAACGCACAGACCAAGGAATCAGAATGAGCAATGTCCTAGCCCTCGCCCAATACGCCCACACGCGGCTCGAGCCATTGTTCGCTCGAGCCAAAGCTGTTGATAAGTCCATCATGTTTAGCATCGAAGCAGTCTTCGCCGACGAAGATTCAGTGTTCCACAGCGGATCATACTTGAAGGTCTGGGCTCACTGGTCCCGCGGAGACGTGTTTCAGAATTCTCCCCATCTTGAATCCATGCCCGACGTGGACAAGTTCGCCGCACAGGTTGAGGCCGACGTCGTGAAGCTTGAGGCTGCCGAGTAATGGCGCAGATAAATTTCACTGGCAACCTTGGCGGCGAGCCGAAGATGGACTTCAAGCCCAGTGGTAACGCATGCCTTCAGTTCAGGGTGGCCGATACCAAGGGTAAGAAGGACGATCAAGGCAACTGGGACAAGGCCGCTGAGCAGACTCAATGGTTCCGCTGCACACTCTGGGGCCCTGATGCTGAGTACTATTTCGAGCGGCTGCGTAAGGGTGCCAGGGTGAGCGTGTTCGGCGATCTCATGGCGCGCGAGTACGTAGACCGTGACGGCGTACACCAGACCTCGCTTGATGTGACCGTGCGCGGCCTGTCCGTGGTCAACAAGAAGGGCTCGGCCGCAACCTCCCAGCCTGCCGCCACGAACTCCCAAGGCTGGGGCAACGAACCAGCACCCCAGCAAGACCCGTGGGGCGCTCAACCGGCCAATGCTGGCGGATGGGGATAGCGCCGATGGCTAACAGCCCACTGACAATCCGCGTCCCACTAGAGGCCGAGTTGCTGATCCGAGTCAAGGGCAGCGATGCGCTCCACCTCATCGGGACAGTCACTTATGAGACTGACATCAACGTCGTGCTGCAAGACGCCTTCGCGTTCAAGCGCGAAAACTATCCCGGCAAGCTCTAGCCCGCCCGCACCACAACACATTGGCCGCCACGGAGCGGCCTTTTTTATGCCCGGCGCACACCCCCAGCTCGGAAGGGGGTGTGCGCAACCGAAAGGACATCCATGAACCACGCACTCGAAACCCAAGCACGAGACGGCGCCGCAGTGGTCTTGTATACGAAGCCCAACTGCCAGCCCTGCCGCATCACGAAGCTCAAACTCAAGCAAGCTGACATCTACTACACCGAAGTAGACGTCACCAAAGACCCCGCAGCACTGCACTTCGTCAAGGAAGTCCTCGGCTACAGCGGCGCCCCAGTCGTCTACGTCTCCACCATTGAAGGTGACGTGCACTGGTACGGCCTCGACGTCGCCAAGATCGAAACGCACCTCACCGCACGTGCGGACGCCGCCTAATGGCAAATCCGTGCTGTTTTCTTTGCCGAGGGCCCATGGATCTCTGCCTCAATCACCGCTGCCCGCACCACCTTGAGATCGACAAGCAAGACGAAGCCAATCACCAGGCGCGCCAAACCTACCGCAACCCAACGGAGCGGGAGGCAATCAACAACGTCATGCGCGCAACCCGCAATCACAAGAAGGAGGAGCGATGACGAATGACCTTCTGCGCGCCGCAACCGCTGAAGCTTTCCCGAGTCGTCCGCGTATCGGCCGCGGACCTGTCATCGACTACGAACGCGTCAGAACACTCACCGAAAACCACCGAACCGCCGAACAAATCGCCCAAATCCTCGGATGCTCAACAAGCGCCGTCACCCAAATCCGCCGGCGACTCGGCATCACCAGCCCCCGCATGCTAACACCAGAACGCCGGCAACTCATCGAGAACGCCATACGCGACGGCTGGTCCCAAATCGAAATCTGCCGCACCCACCACGTAGACCCCGAAACCATGCGCCGCCACTACCCCGACGCCAAATGGACCCAAGAACAACAAAACGAACACATTCGGGCCCTACGAATCGGCCGCACATGGAACTGGGGCACCAACGAAAAGAAAGCCGCATGAAACCCAAGATGCTCGACCTCTACTGCCGGATCGGGGGGGGCAGGGAAGGGCTACATGGAGGCTGGCTTTGACGTATATGGCGTGGACATTGAGGATATGCCCGACTACCCCGGGACCTTCATCCAGGGCGACGCGATTGCCTACCTCGCGGCTCATGGTCATGAATATGACGCCATCCACGCCAGCCCGCCTTGCCAAGCATCCAGCGCCCTCACGAAGGGCACCAACAAGGGCCGGGAATACCTCAATCTGATCCCGGCGACAAGGGCGCTCCTGGCGCTCTTTGATGTGCCCACCGTCATTGAGAATGTCCAGGGCTCAGACCTACGCCGCGACCTCACGCTCTGCGGCGAGATGTTCGGACTTGCCGTCATTCGCCACCGATACTTCGAGATCTCCGGATTCCCGGCACTTCCCTTGGAACACAAGAAGCACCGCGGAAGGGTTGCCGGCTGGCGGCACGGCGAGTACTTCGACGGCCCATACTTCGCTGTCTACGGCGGCGGAGGCGGCAAGGGAACCGTCAAGCAGTGGCAGGACGCAATGGGAATCCATTGGACCAGCGACCGCAAGAACCTTGCTGAAGCTATACCGCCGGCGTACTCCCGGTTCATCGGCGGACAAATCATGCAACACATCGAATCCGGACAGGCGCTCGCTCAGCTCAAGGCTGATATTGAAGCCGCGGCATGAGTCGCATCAATCAAGGAAGGATCCCCCGTGGCTTGGTTCAACGCCGACGACAAGATGCACGGCCACCCAAAGTCGCGCGCCGCTGGGCTCGAAGCAATGGGCTTATGGCTACTCGCCGGCACCTACTGCACCGACTACCTCACAGACGGCTCAGTGCCGCTCTGGTTCGTGGAGTCCTGGCCACGAGGCAAGCAACTAGCCGCCAAGCTCATAAAGACGGGCTTCTGGGAGGCGGACGGCGAGGACTACCAATTCCTGTCCTGGGCCGAGTATCAGCGCACCAAGAAACAAGTCCTGGAAGCGAAGGAGAAGGCAGCGGAACGCAAGGAGAAGTTCATCCAGAACAAAAACAGCACGGCTAAGGAACGCACGTAGAACGCCGTTCCAAAAGCGTTCCCAGAGCGTCCGGAACGGTTTCCGAACGCCGTTCCTCAAATCGTCCAAGACCAAGACCAAGACCAAGTAGTTAATACTCACCTCGTGTGGGTTATCTCGCCTTTGTGTTTGGGGTGCTTTTCAAAGAAGCGATGAAAAAAGTTCCAGCCAATCATCGCTTACGTAACGCGAGACTCGAGCGATTTTTGGCTTGAAAGGAATCCATTGACCATCACCGACCAGCAAGTGCGCGCTGTCGCATACCTGCTCCACGAAATCCGACCCGACTGGGGCATCACATCATTGACGTCCCTGATCAACAAGCACACCGACGCCATGGACTTGGGTTCGCTGCTCATCGCCGCCACAACCAAGGCCATGGAGCAAACATGCGTCACACCAGCGCCGATATTCCACCCCGGCCCACACTGGCCGGCCAAGACGAAAGCCAGACTACCCAGACCCGAACCATGCCAGTGGCACATAGGCGAACAAGCACACAACTGCCGATGCTGCGCCGCAGACCGAAAAGCAGAACCACACAACCACCACGAAGCCGTCTCGGAAGAGGCGGCTTCAGTCGTTGAAGGAGAGCAAGCATGAGCATGACCCGAGGCAAGATCGAACTCACGAAGGCCGCAGCAAGAAGCCTCATCATCGCGTGCGACGCGCTGCTTGAACGCCTCGATGCTGAGCGCGTCCGCTACGACCACCAGGCCAAGCGGAACGTCACGCGCCCCAAGTCAGACGGCGATTACTCATACGGTTCGCCCGAGTCCGGCGCGCTAAGGCGCAGATCCATGGACGTCACCCGCATCCTCGCCGATCTCCGCAAATGAGCCTCCATCTCCGCATCGAAGCGGCCATCAAACTCCTACACCCCGAAGAAATGACACCAATCGCCCGCGACGTCCTACTGCGCATCCTCGAAGAAGAAAGCGACGAACAATGAGCAAATTCAAAATCGGCGATCATGTCCGCGTAATCGCCACACCCTGCCGCTGGTTCGACCAAACCGGCACCGTCCACGATGAAGCGCCCGGAGCATTCCACATCGCCGACCTCGAATCGCACCCGCTTTGGTTCCACCCCGACGAGCTCATACTCGCCGACCCGCTGAACGTGATGCTCAACGACGTCGAAGGCCAGCAACTCGTACGAAACATCCACGACCGCAAGGAGAAAACGCTGTGAACCGCAAAGAAGGCAAAGCCCGATGGACGTACACCTGCGAACCCTGCGAAGTCCGACTGACGCACCCCGACCAGTTCCGGGCCATCGAAGCATGCCACCGGCACGAGCGAGGGTTCGGGCACATCGTGGCATTGCTGGGCTCCGGCTTGACGGCTACCTTCGCGCCAATCATTGCGGCATTTGGGTCCGGCTACGCCTCGAAGGCGGCTGTCGAACGAGAAAGCGCAGCCGTTGCGGCAAAATACGCGCCGCTCCCCGAGGCTAAGTCTGCACTTGATGCCTTAGAGGCCATGAGCTTCGCGCAGATCCCGCTGCCACCGAACACCCCACGCGACCCCACGCTGCGTCGGGACCGGCGAAAGTGGGGCGGGCGATGAGCTCGCTGCGCGTCGTCGCCTACGGTCTCCCCGCCAGCCAAGGCAGCAAGAAAGCGTTCAAGCGTGGCCGGAAGATCGTCATGGTCGAGATGGACGAGAAGCTGCCCGCCTGGCGCGCTGCAGTCGAAGGAGCAGCCCGAGCCGCTGCCGGACTCAACTGGACGACCATCGACGGGCCAGTATCCATTGCGGGCGAGATCCGGCTGCCCAAACCCCGCACAACTAAGTACCCGGACGCACCCGCCGGCACACCAGACCTCGACAAGCTCCAAAGAGCAGTAGGCGACGCCCTCACCAAATCCAAAGTCATCAAAGACGATGCCCGAATCGTCCACTGGAATGTCCGCAAAGTCTGGGCCGAAAACCTAAGCGGACTCGACATCACCATCACCCAGGAGCAGCCATGAGCAACATCAAGATCGAACACGCAGCCGACGACAAGAAAGCCGGCATGACCGTCGGCGACGTCTTCGCATTCGCCCAAAACGCCCTCAACCACGACATCGACCCAAGAACACCCGTCAGAGTCACCACCGGATTCCGCATGCAAATCCAGAAACTCGAAGCCGGAGGCAGCCGATGAGTCATGAATGCACCACGGAGGATTGCCTCAACCACACTGACACCTACCTGTGCACCCACTGCGTCCGCGACCTGCAAGCTTGGCTCGACAAAGTGGACGTCCTCATCGAAACCCTGGGCGTCACCATCGCCAAACTCGACCACGTCCGGCCTGCAAACGCAGGATGGAACGCCGGTGGCAAACCCGGCAGCGCTGCACCCATCAACCTCGACGCCCTCCAGCTGCAACAAAACCTCAAGAGCGTCGGCCGTTGCGCCAAGGACTACGCACGCGACGAACGGGCCGCCGGGATCGCATGGCTCATCCGAGACTGGATCACCAAAGCCGAACTACTCGTCAGCGGACCCGAAGAACCGCCCGTGAACCATGCAGCAAACCGCGAGCGCATCAAAGGCATCGCACCACCAATGCCCACCCGCCAACTCGTGCCCTGGCTCAGAGAAAAGACCGGGATCATCATCAACGCCCAGCAAATCCGCGACTGGGCACGACGAGGGAAGCTCACAGCCGCTGAACGTGAACCGTCACCCACCTACCATCCACACGAAGTCCTAGCCGCATGGCACCAAACCAGAAAGGAGGATCACAGATGAGCAACGCGAAACACCTCCACTACAACAACGATGACGGCGTATGCCAGTACCGAAACTGCGACCGGAGCATCCCGGACGGAATCAGCATCCAGCTCTGCGACAAGCACCTGCGACTCGCCTACGCCGCGTACCTAATTGCAACCGGCCAGCCAGTCCCGTAAAGTGTGGCAAAGCGGCGTATTTGACGTACCCGCAACCAAGCCGAACGCTCTAAGCGCTCGGCTTTTTTCGTGCCCAAATCCACTGCGGGCGCGCACACCACAACTTCATAGCCCGCCGGACATGAACGGCGGGAGGGCTGAGTCATACGGGTGGCTCAGCAGGTTCGAGTCCTGCCAGCCCACGGGAACCAAAATGGTTCCTCGTCCGGTAGATGCGTCAAGACCCAAGCATCCACCACCCCGTGAACCCGTCAACGTCAGGCAAGGAACCAACGAAGGATGCGCCGGGCGACCCCATGCGCCTGCCAAGGACATCCTGCGGGAACACACAAAGCATGATGGCTCAACCATCCGGGAGGCGCCCGTAACAGCGCTGTCCGGCAGTAGAAGAGGCAAGGTGCCAGGGCTGACTGTAAATCAGTCCACGGTTGGTTCGATTCCAACTGCTGCCACGGTCGATCAAAAGACCCCTTAGCCTTGCCGGCCGCGGCGGGCTCTGGCAAGGAATGTAACGCCCCAGTGGTGGGGCGCCGGTGTCGAATACCGGGCGACGGGAAACCGTAGGGGTTCGACTCCTCTGCATTCCGCTCTCCTGCATGGAGGCTCCGAGCTGGTACAAGGGCATGTCCTTACCATGCAGCTAGGGAGTCAACTGGCGAACCCGGATCATCGATCGGTATTCCGGGAAGACTTCGCCACCTTGGAGCCTAAGAACGAGGCGATGCTACGCGCCTACTCCATGCAGGAGCCAATACTTCCCGCCCCTGACCAACAAACATGCGCGAGCAGGGCGAGCGGGAACAACCTTTCCGGTGCCGGAGTCAACGTCACCCACGGCGCCCAAGCGCACCCACGGAACGAAGGTAACGCCGGGACCGCTGCTCTCGCGGACCTGCTATGGCCTTGCCTGCTCCGACACCGGAGAACACCAAGGCGGCGAGCAATGGCAACCTCACGCACAGGCACCAGTCAATGGAAGAAGCTTCGAGCCAAGGCATTGCGCCTCGCCCAAGCCCAAGGCCTGACCCACTGCCCGCACTGCAGAGTCCTGCTCGACTATCAGCGAGGCAGATTGCCAAACAGTGCCGAACCGGACCACATCGTCCCGTACGCCAGAGGCGGCCAAGACACCATCGAAAATCTCAGTGTCATTTGCCGCACTTGCAACATTTCCAAAGGCAACCGTCCGGCCCCAAGCACAGCTACGATCCTGGCCGCGAAGCCGCTCAAGACCAGCCGGCGCTGGTGACCCAATAACCAAATAGAGAGCTCCCGCGATTGCGTCAACAATCCGGGAGCGCGACCGAACTTTCTAGGAGTTCGATATGCCCAGTATGTCGCTCATGTGCGCCATCTGCAATCTGCCAATGCAGAAGACCAAGACATCCAAGCCCCAGGGTGAGGCCGCGCATAATCAATGCCGCAAGGCCAATCCGGTCCACGGGTCGCATAACGCCTACAAGGGCGGATGCCGCTGCGAGAAATGCAAAGCCGGGCAACGAGAACGAATGGCCGACTACAACGCGACGAAGCGTCAGGAGCAGCCGATCGTCACATGCGGGCACTGCGGCGAAGCGATGGCGCGCAGCAGAGGCGCCCTCGTTACGCTGCATCGCGAGTGTAAGAACAAGGTTCCGGAGTGGCAGCGCAAGGGGAATCCAGACCCCAAGATTGAGCGCGCACGTCGCAGGGATCAAGCTCAAGCAGAGCGAGCCCACCTTGCATCTCAGCCCAAGCGAGACCTTCGATCGGAAATACGGGCAGGGTACGAGGACCGCAACTACGAACGGTTCATCGCAGGCATCCAAGCCAAAGTCGTCATCAACGACGAAGGATGTTGGGAGTGGCAAGGCCAACTCAAACGCGGTTATCCAATCATCAAGTTCAAAGACAAGTACTTGCAGGTCCACCGACTAGTCATCGAGGCTTGCGAGGGCAAGCCGCTCGGCGTACTCGCCGCACACCACGCATGCGCCAACTCGTCGTGTGTCAATCCAGATCACCTACAACCGGTAACCCACCGTGAGAACACTGCAGAAATGATCACGCGCAACTCACTGGAGGCGCGCATCGCAGAGCTCGAAAAGGCGATATCCGAAATGGCGCCAACCCACCCTGTCTTGAACCGAGTGAGTCACCTCCGAGTGGCATAGGCACCCAGGCGGGGGTCCCCTCCCCGGGGGCCTCCAGTTCGCACCCACGGCATTAGCGCATTCTCGCTCATGGGCCGTTTTCCACAGATGGGCGAGGGTTTTTCCACAGTTTAGGAGGTGGTTCCTATGGCCGGGAGGAAGCAATTGTCTCCGGTGCGAATCGCTACGGAGTTTGACGTCCCTGCGCGTGCAATGACTTTGCGTGAGGCTACTGAGCATGGAACGCGTCTCGATGAGTTGAAGGCCATACGCCTCATTTTGGTGACGCATATGGAGAGCGAGAATACGTTGGCCCGTGACCTGGCTGCGCTGACGCGGCAGGTGCGTGAGATCTCGAAGGAGATTGATCAGCTCTCGACGGCGGCCGAGGGTGATGATCTGAGCAAGGCGGCTGAGACTGATGATGAGGCATTCGACCCCTACGCTGTTTGAGTCCGCCCGCCATGTGATTGTTCCGGAAGGGATTGTTTCAACCGGCTGGCCGGCGGTTCGGGATACCTGCCGCGAGCTCGGCATCACCTTTGACCCTTGGCAGCAGGGCTCGGCTCAACTGATCCTGTCCAAGGGTGCTGATGGGCTGTATGCGACGACTGTCGGTGGCGTGACGATCAGTATTCCTCGCCAGGTTGGCAAGACGTTCATGATCGGCTGGATAGTTTTTGCCTTGTGCATCATCTATCCCGGCTTGACGGTGGTTTGGACGGCGCACCGCGCTTCGACTGCTGATGAGACCTTCGATGGCATGAAGTCGATGGCTGCGACGCCGACAATGGCGCCACATATTGATCGCACGCCGGATAACGGCAGTGAGCAGAAGATCGAGTTCAAGAACGGTTCGCGCGTCGTTTTTGGTGCCCGGGAGCGCGGCTTTGGGCGTGGTTTCACGAAGCTTGATGTTGTGGTTTTTGATGAGGCTCAGATTCTCACGGAACGCTCTATTGATGACATGATTCCGGCGCAGAACGCTTCAGATAATGCGTTGACGATCATGATTGGCACGCCTCCGAAGCCGATTGACCCGTCTGAGATCTTTCAGGATGCTCGCCGCGCTGCCCTGAATGGCGAAGCTCCTGATGCTCTGTATATCGAGTTCAGCGCTGATCCTAAGGCTGATCCTGATGATCGTGCCCAGTGGCGGAAGGCGAATCCTTCGTATCCTCAGCGCACGAAGGAAGCGGCGATGCTTCGGATGCGTCGGAAACTTTCTCCTGATTCGTTTATGCGTGAGGCGCTCGGTATTTGGGATGAGATCTCGCTCGGCAAGCTGGCGTTCACTGCGAAGAAGTGGGATGACTTGGCCATTGAGAATCCTGATCCTGAGTGGCCAGTTGCTGCTTATGGCGTGGATATGAATCCTGAGCGGACGAAGGTCTCGATAGGCGTGGCGACGTTCTCTGATGATGGTGGTGTGCACCTGGAGGTTGCTGCTGATGCGCCGTTTGATGAGGCTGGTACTTCGGCCCTTGTCGATTGGTTGTGGACGCGAGCCAAGCGCCACGTTCCTGTCGTGATCGATGCTTACTCTCCGGCGCGTCCGATCCTTGAGGCCGCTTTGAAGAACAAGAAGATGCTTGTTCGGATTCTCGACGCCAATGAGTATTCGCAGGCCTGCGTGATGCTGCGTGAGGCCGTCGAGAAGCATCCGGCGATCACTCATTTTGGGCAGGAGCATCTTGATCATTCGGCTAAGAACACGGTTCAGGATCAGATCAAGAACCGTCCGGGCTCGTTCAAGTGGAACCGTCCGAGCCTGGACGTTGATCTGTCTCCCATCGTCTCTATCACGTGCGCACATTTCGGCGCGGTCAAGTTTGCTAAACGTCGTCTCCCAGCTTCTGAGAGGAAGCAGAGACACGCAATTGTTGGTTAGGGGTGACGCTGGTGGCTGTTCATGATGTGGTTCGGAAGCTCTCTTTTGAGGAGTCGGCGGCGTTTTACCGGATGCTTTCGACTATTCGGCGGAAAGGGTCCCGCAATAAGCTTCGCGCCCAGTATGTGGACGATAAGAAGCGTTTGGACAAGATCGGCTTTTCGGTTCCGCCGCATATGGTCGACTTTCAGACGCCGATTGGGTGGGCCTATAAGGGGATCAAGGTTCCGGCGTCACGGATCCGCCCTGACGGGTTCACGCTCCCTCGCCCGTCTACCCTGCTGGATGAGGTCAACGCGACTTTCGAGGACAACTACCTTGGCGCCGTGGAACGGATGGCGATTGAGTCGTCGCTTCAGCATTCGGTGGCGTTCGTTTTCGTGACCCCGGGCGACACCGCACTGGGTGAGCCTGACGTGATCGTCGCGGCCCGCACGGCACTTGAGGCTACGGCCGAGGTTGATGCCCGGACGAACCGGGTAATGCTGGCGTTGGAGATGGTTTCCGCGACTGTGGCGCTGCTGTACCGGCCGGGTAAGACGTTGCGGGTCGAGTCCACGGTGAACGGTTGGATCGTCACCAAGGAGATTGACGGCGTGCCGGACTTCGTTCCGTGCGTGCCGTACATCTGGGGCTGGTCCCTGTCCCGCCCATTTGGTCGGTCCAGGGTGACGCGCCCCCTCATGGGCTACATCGATCGCGGCGTGCGGACGATGCTGCGGCAGGAAGTTACTGCCGAGTTTTTCTCTGCCCCGCAGCGGGCATTGCTGGGCGCTGACGAGGCGCATTTCACCGGCCCCGATGGTAGGCGCATTTCGCCTCTCGAGGCTCTGATCGGTGGTATCTGGGCACTGCCTGACACGTTTGATGAGGACGAGCAGAAGCTTGTTCGCCCGGACATCAAGCAGTTGCAGCAGGCATCTATGCAACCGCATTCCGAGATGCTGAAGACCATTGGGCTGATGGTGTCCAGTGAGCTGTCCATCCCGGTCAGTTATCTCGGCATCATCCATGACAATCCGTCTTCTGCTGACGCGATTCTGGCTTCTGAGTCGGACATGGTTGCGATGGTTGAGCATGAGCGGGATATCAGCTACAAGATTGCTCACGAGTCGCTGGCCCGGACGATCCTGGCCGTCAAGTACGGCGGGATCACGGCGGCCATGGCGGCCGAGTTGCGCGGCTTGCAGGCTCACTTTGCGGATGCCGGCACGCCGACTCGGTCGGCCCGGTCTGACGCGGCCCTGAAGTACACGCAGGCATTCCCGAATGGTGACCCTGAGGTTGCTATGGAGGAATACGGGCTGACTAAGTCGCAGATTGAGCGGAACCTTGCCTATGCGAAGCGCGCGGCGGCTTCGACTCGTCTTGATGCTCTGGTGGCCGCTTCGAAGGCGTCACCGGCTCCCGTGTTCAGTTCTGGCGGTTAGTCGTGGCGGATCCGGTTATTGAGCAGTTCCGGGCGGCTAATGCCGGGCTTTCGAAGCTGGTCCTGGATGAGCTGGCCAGCTTCTTTGGCACGCTGAATCTGGCAAAGCCGGAAGCTGTGCGCGATGCTCTGCTGGAGTTCGTGCCGCTGCTGGTGTCTGAGTATGGTTCGGTGGCCGAGTCCCTGGCCTTGGACTACTACGACGAGTTGCGGGCAGCTTCGGGCGCTGCTGGAGTGTTCCGGGCTGCTGCTGGCGCCGCTGGCATTCCAGCATCGGCAGTGGAGGCGAAAGTTCGCTACCTAGCCGGGCAGCTGTGGACTCCTGATCCTGCCGCGATGCTTGGCGGGCTGCTTACGGCAGCCGACAAGTACGTGAAGCAGCCGGGTCGTGACGCCATAGCGTCCAATGCGAAGCGTGAAGGTGCCCGATGGGCCCGCGTTCCGTCCGGCGCTAAGACGTGCGCGTGGTGCCTCGTGCTGGCCTCGCGGGACGCGGTCTACGGATCGGAGAAGGCCGCCGGCGGTCCCGGTCATAGGTATCACGGACTTTGCGACTGCATACCGACCCGCATAGCGAGTGCCGAGGACTACCCTCCGGGCTACCTGCCGGATGACTACCTCGCCATGTACGAGGCAGCCCGCGCCGAGTCTGCCTCCGGTGACCTCAAGGACATCAGCGCTGCTTTCCGCAGGCTTCACCCGGACATCGTCAACGACGGAGTCCACATCCACTAACCGCTCCGGCGGTTTACACTCTCCCTTCCGTGCGATGCGGGCAGGGTTATTCGCCGTGCGATGCGGCATCCACAGAAGGAGTTCGAATTGAGCAAGAATTTTCCCCACGGTATCGACATAACTGCTCCCGGCGGGCTCGAAAAGCTGTTCGCGTTCAACCGGGCGCGCTACGGCAACGCCGTCATGGAGATCACCTCGGAAGCTGCTGCGCAAGCAGCCGCCGACGCCGCGGCAAAGGCTGCGGCTGACGCTGCGGCCGCAGATGCCGCGAAGACGGCCGGCGAGAAGCTTGGCGAGGGTGGCATCAAGGCCTTGCAGGCTGAGCGCGATGCTCGAGCTGCTGCCGAGAAGCGGGCCGCTGATGCTGAGGCGAAAATTCAGGCCGCGGAGGACGCCAAACTGTCCGAGATCGACCGCGCAAAGAAGGAACGAGACGACCAGGCGGCCGAGAACGCGAAGCTCAAGGCCACTAACGCACGTCTCGCCGCATTGGCAGAGCATCCCGTTCCGAAGGAATACCAAGAATTTGTGACCGGGACTGACGAGGCCAGCTACCTCGCTTCTGCCAAGAAGCTCTCCGAACTCTATGCCCGCGCCGAGGGCAAGGCCCCTAAGGGTGGCCCGGTGCACGAATCCGGCAACCGCTCCGGCGATCAAAACCCTACTGGCGGCTCTCTTGCCGCCGGCCGCGACGCTTACGCGGCCAAACACAACAAGAAGTCCTAGAAAGGATCCATCATGCCTCGTCTTCGCACTGAAACTTACGGCAGCGGAAACCTTGCCTGGCTTGGTTCCGGACATGCCATCGGCAATGCCCGCACCGAGACGGTCAGCGTCGCCGCCTTCACCAAGGCAACCCACTTCCCGGACGGTTACCTCCGTTCCGGCCAGCCCGTGGCAAAGGTGGGCGGCGTTCTTGTCCCCTACGACGCCACGGAGGCCACCGTGACGGGAGCCGGCATCCTCGCCGGACACATCCTGTTCGACCTGCAGGTGGAGGGCCAGACCAACGTTGCCGCCCCGCTACTGGACCACGGCCGTGTCGTTGCCGCGAAGGTTCCGGGAACCTTCGTGAAGCCTGCGGCAGCCGCGAAGCTGTCCGCCACGACCATTGTCTACATCTAAGAAAGGAGTGACTGATTATGCTTTGGACTGATCTCATCACCCCCGCCGAGGCCACAGGCTACGCTCGCGCCGCCCTGTCTGACCTCGAAGTAAACAAGGCCTCTCTGGCCCGCTGGATTCCGAACACCGAGGTCTCCGACCTCTCGGTTCGATTCCGTAAGGGACAGGCCGGCTTCGTACAGGAAGCAGCGTTCCGCGCCTTTGACGCGGAGCCGGAAATGGCCGGCTCCACATCCGGTCAGCGCGTCACCATCGACCTGCCCGCCCTCGGCCAAGGACGCCCGGTCTCGGAGTACGACCAGCTACTGCTGCGCAACTCGCCGGATGAGGTGATCCGCGACTCGATCTTCAAGGAGATCTCGAACGCGGCCCGCGCCGTCGCCGACCGTATCGAGCGTCTACGCGGCACCGTTCTGGCCACGGGCAAGGCGACCATCAACCAGGCCAACTTCATCTCCGATGACGACTTTGGACGCTCCGGCACCCATAGCGTCACGGCAGCGTCGCTCTGGTCCGATCCGACGGTGTCGCGCCTGAGCGACCTGAACGCATGGTCGGACGTGTACTCCGTGACGAACAACGGCACGGTCCCGGGCTGCATGCTGATGTCCCGCCGCGTGTTCCGTGCTCTGGCCGCTGGCAAGGAGTTCGCCACGCTGCTGGCGAACGGCGCTACCCGTCCCGGCTTGGAATCTGACGTGCGCGGCCTCCTGACCGCTGCTGGCCTGCCGGAGCTGTTCATCTACGACCGTTCCACTTCTGGTGGCCGTGTGATCGCGGATGACAAGCTCCTGTTCCTGCCGGCCCCGGTTGATCCGCAGTCGGGCCAGTCCGAGATGGGCGCAACCTTCTGGGGTCAGACGCTGACCTCGATGGATTCCAACTACTCCATCGAGCCGTCCGAACAGCCCGGCGTCGTCGTCGGCGTGTACAAGAACGAGAAGCCTCCGATGATCGCCGAGGTTGTCTCGGATGCCATCGCCCTTCCCGTTCTGGCGAACGCGAACCTGAGCTTCGTGGCCAAGGTTCTCTAGTTGACCGCTGGGCGGCGCCTGGGCCTGTGCCCGGGTGCCGTTCGGCCCCAATCTTTAGGAGTCAAGATGGCGACTTTCGCCGCACATGTTTTTGTTCATGGCGAGTCTGGGCCCGTGCATTTCGCTCCGGGTGACGAGCTGCCCGAGTGGGCTGAAGGTCTCGTCGGCAAGCATTGCCTTGAACCGGAGGCCGTTGACGAGGTCCCTGTCTTCACCGCGCCGAATGTTCCCCCGGCTGGCGATGAGGAAGGCAACGGGTCTGACTCAGAAGGCGCCGGTGACAACGATCAGGACGGCGAAGGCGAAGGTGACGACGACACCGACGAAAGCGACGACGTCGACCCGGCTGCAACCGCTGACGCCCCTGACTTCACCGCACCGGCTCCGCGCCGCGGCCGTCCCCGGAAGGCCTAGTCATGGCAGCCGACTACGCGACGCTGGATGACCTCCGTGCTCACTGGTCGGCGCTGCCGGAAGCCGACGAAGCGGACGCTGAACAGAAGCTTCATGAGGCGTCCGTCGAGGTCCGCGGTAATTACCCGGATGTTGACGGTCGCCTCATGGTGCCTGCCGAGGACGGCGGCCTTGATCCTGATATTCCGAGGCTCGTTGTCTGCCGCATGGTCAAGCGGGCGATTGAGCCGAAGGAAGAGAACAGCCCGCCGGCGGGGATGGAGTCATTCCAGTTCGGTGCCGGGCCGTTCACTATGGGCGGCAAGATGGCGAACCCTGATGGCAGTGTCTACATGACTGCTGCTGACAAGCGGCTGCTTGCTAAGTCCCGTCCGCAGCGTAAGGCGTGGACGATTCACCCGGGAGGCGCCTGATGGGTATGGCGTTTGCATTCCCGGACTACTCCACCCCGGGCCGGTCCCTTGTGAAACGGTTCCCGAAGCAGTGGCGCACTGATGTTGTGGTGCTCCGTGGTGGTGGCCGTGACGCGAAGGGTAATCCTTTGCCGTCCTTTGAGATCCCGGTGACGGATTGCATTATTGCCCCACGTGCGACGGCCGAACCGCTGGACCGGTCCGACGTCGTTGATTCGAAGGCTGTTCTTTACCGGGATCCTGGCTTCACGTTCCTGCCTGCCGACCGTGTGCGCGTCCCTGAGGGTGCGCGCATGGCCGGCACTTGGTCTGTGGAGGGCCGCCCGGGCGAGTGGCCGTATGGTTCCGAGGTTGGGTTGGTGATGGCCTGATGGGGTTGCACAAAGTACCCGGTTCGAAGTCGTACATGGCTGATGATGCCGGGCTCAAGGATCTTGGGACGTCGTCAGCGGTCGCTGCGGCAACTTTGTCTGCGGCGCAGCGGCTGGCAGGTAATGCTCAGGCTGTGGGCCGGGGCACTTACGAGGCAGCCCCTGCGACGGTGACGGCTGGCTGGGCGAACAATCGCCGGGCCGGGGCCGTGGTGCGTGAGTTCCGGCGGGACTGGCGCGACACAAGGGACGCCATCCTTCTCCGCGTGGCCGAGTCGATGAAGGCGAGGGGCAGATGATTGATGCGCTGGTCTTCCCGGACACCCGCGAGGTGCTGTTTGACCTGATCGACGGCGCCCAGCACCTCGGCAAGCCGGTGAGGGTTGTTTACCAGCTTCCGGCCGATTCGTACGGGGCGCTCAAGGGCCCCTTCCCGTTGGCGCTTGTCTACTCCGGCGGTGGAACCCGCGGGTTCGTGGACCAGGTCGACCGGGCCACGATTGAGCTTTATGCGCCGGGCCAGCAGGCTGTGAGCACGCTGGTTTCTATCAGTGCTTCGATCATCGGCACGGACATCGACACCCCGTCAGGGTTCATCGACAGTATCGAGGCGGACATCACGTCCGCCGACGTTCCTTACCAGTCGGACACTCTCAATAAGGCCGTAGCGACTTTCCTTGTAACGTCCCGGCCGATCTAGCCCCGTTCGGGGATCTAACCAACTCTGAGCCCTTGAAAGGGGTCTTTTGTCATGCCAACTTTTGCCACGATTCAGCAGGAAGCCGACGACCGAAATCTGATCCGCAAGATCCAGAAGGCCGTAGCATTCCTGGCACCGAAGTCCGTTGAACTGCCCGCGAGCCTGTTTGGCGTCGGCGGGGCCCTTATCGACCTCAAGGCACTGGGCTATCTCCCGGTTGGCATGGTCACCCCGGATGGTTTCGAGTTCGGCCGCGATATCAGCAAGTCTGACGTGTCCGCGCTTGGCTATGCCGGCCCTGTCCGCTCCGACATTGACACCGTCGCGCGTTCGGTGAAGATGACCGCGCTGGAAACCGGTCGGAAGCACATGCTCGAGCTGACGTACGGGACCGATCTTTCGGCGGTTACCCAGTCGGCGACGAGCGGAGAGATCGTCTTTGACGAGCCGGACTTGCCGGTCGGTCAGGAGTACCGCCTTCTGATCCTGGGCAACGACGGTCCGGCCGCTGACAACTGGATCCTTGGCCGCGGATACGGTTCCGTGAAGCTCGCATCCACGGATTCCCAGAAGTGGGGCACTGGTGACCCGGTGCAGCAGGCGTACACCTTCGACGTGTTCACGGATTCCGAGATCGGCGTCCCGGTGAAGCACTACATCGGCGGCACTGGAGCCCTGAAGGCCAAGACGGCCCTCGGCTTCACCGCCGGAACCTAACCCCCTCAAGCACGGTGCGCGTCGCTCTCCGGGTGTGGCGACGCGCACCGTTTCCACCACACACCCGCCAGTTTTAGGAGTCAAAAATGCCCCGTTTCATTTCGAAAAATGGCAAACACGCCGTCGAAACCGCAGTAGCCACCGAGGCCGCCGAGCTTCGCCGCGACGGCTACACCGAAGAAAAGGCTGAGGCCCCCAAAGCCGACGCCGCCAAGTCCACCAAGTAACCAACCCTCACACCCGGAGGTACCACCATGGCTAACGACAAGCCGAACATCAGTCTGACCCTTGCTGCTCTCGAAGCTGAGGTCGCGAAGCCGGAGCCGTTCGTGCTCGCGCTCAAGAGCGGGAAGCGCATCACGTTCCCCGACCTGTACGACATGCCCGCCGTCGAGGCTAAGGAGTTCTTCGACCAGTTCGAGGGCGCCGATCGAACCGATTTCTCGCTGCTGGAGCAGTGGCTTTCGAAGGTCGACTACGAAGCGTATGTTGCGGCCCGTCTGCCGTTGCGCGTTCACGCCGCCCTCGTTGAGCGCGTCATGAACTACTACCAGCAGACTGTCGGCACCCCGGGGGAAGACGCCGCCTCGAAGAGCTGATCCGCCGCTACCGTCCGCAGATCCGCGCCGACCTTCTACGGGAGTACGGCGTGGACCTTGCGGAGTGGTTCCGGGCTAAGCGGTGGGTTGCGTTGCTTGAGCTAATCGACATGCTCCCCACTGCTTGCAGGCTCAACGAGGCGATCGCTAACGATCCCGAAATGGCCGCCATCTTGGCTGAGCAGAGACTGTCACGCCGTGAGGATGACGCCGATCCTTGGTCACCCAAGATCTCCGAGTATGACCTGAACATCACTGTGCTGCGCGAGATCCTGCACGCCGTCAAAGGCCTGCGGCAGGTCAGCATCGCAGCGGCTGGCGGGAAGCCCGGCGAAGAGACGCCGTTCCCTGCCCCGTACACCGAGATTGACCGCGCCGTCGAGGCTGCGGAACGCAACTGGGCCGAGATGTTCGTCCAGCAGTTCGGATTCTCTCCGGAGGACATCTGACCAACTGAATATTGGAGGCCCCATGCCCACGATCGGTGTAGCCGACATCCTTGTGGTTCCGGTTTTCAAGGACCTCCAGAAGAAGGTTGGTAAGGAGCTCGACGCGGCCGCCAGTAGTGCTGGTGACAGCGCAGGTAAGAGCCTCAGCAGCAAGCTGACTGGCGCTGTTGGCGGGTTCATGTCCGGGACCATGAAGGCTGCTGGGATCGCCGGCGGGCTGACTGTCGGCGCGGCCTTCGGTACGGCCCTCGCGAAGGGCTTTGGACGGCTCCAGGCAATCGAGGAGGCCAAGGCCAAGCTGAGCGGCCTAGGCCACTCGGCTGAAACCGTGCAGGGCATCATGAACGACGCCATGGCTGCCGTGAAGGGCACAGCTTTTGGCCTTGGTGATGCCGCGACGGTCGCTGCTGGTGCCGTCGCTGCTGGGGTGAAGCCGGGCAAGGATCTCGAGAGAACTCTCAGACTGACTGGCGACGCGGCGACCATCGCAGGTGTCGGAATGGGCGAAATGGGGGCCATCTTCAACAAGGTGAGCGCGTCCAACAAGATCCAGGGCGACGTTATCGCCCAGCTGAATGACGCTGGTATCCCGATTATCCAGTTGCTTGGCAAGGAGCTCGGCAAGTCCGCCGAGGAAACTGTGAAGCTGGCCTCCGAAGGCAAGATCAATTTCGAGACCTTCCAGAACGCCATGGAGAAGGGTCTCGGTGGGGCTGCGCTCAAGTCAGGCGAAACCCTGCGGGGCGCGTTCAAGAACACCATCGCCTCAGTTGGCCGCATCGGCGCCTCACTGCTGTCCGGCGTGTACCCGAAAATTCAGCAGTTCTTCGCCGGGGCAATCAACTGGCTGAAGCCTCTCGAAGAGGGCGCGAAGATTGCGGGCGCGGCGATCGGGACCTTCCTTGATAAGGCCCTTTCCGGCGCGCAGGCAGTCTGGGATTTGGTTGTTGGCGGGAATTTCACGTCCAAATTTCGCGAGATTTTCCATGTCGAGGAAGATTCTCAGTTGGTCGATTTCCTTCTGAAGGTCCGCGACGGCGCGAAGGGTCTTTATGACCTGATCGTCGGGGGCGACTACACGGGGAAGCTACGGCAGGCGTTCGGCTGGGAAGAGGATTCCCGTTTCGTTGACTTCCTTCTGACCGTCCGCGACATGGTCCTAAAGATTCCTGACGCGCTCGGCAAGGTCATCTCGACTGGGGCCGACGTGGCCAAGTTCCTGTGGGACATGCGCGTGCCAATCGGCATCATTGCTGGTCTAATCATCACTGCCCTGATTCCGCACTGGATCTCGCTGGGCGTGGAGGCGCTCGCGTCCGCCGCCAAGCAGAAGCTCGCCTGGGGAATAGCGAGGGGCGCGGCCGTCAAGGGCGCGTTTACTCACTCCTGGGCTGTGACTGTCATGGTGGCCGGCTGGGTGTCCCTAGCGGCGGCCGCTATCAATTCCGGCGCTATTACTGCCGCCATCTGGCTCATGTATCAGTGGGACGCGGTCAAGGCCGTGGCCGCAATGCTCGTCGCGAAAGCTTCAATCGTCGGCAGCTGGATCGTTATGGCTGCCCAAGCCACTGTTCAGGCCGTCAAGATCGCGGCTGCGTGGTTCATCGCACTGGGTCCGGTTGGCTGGGCCATCGGGATTATTGCCGCGCTCGTCGGCGCCTTCGTCTGGGCCTACAACAACGTGGGCTGGTTCCGCGACGGCGTCGATGCTGCAATGCGCTGGATTTCCGACGCCGTTTCGACGTCCTTCCAGTGGGTGCAGAGCGTCATTGCTGCTGTTGTCGACTGGTTCACTGGCACGGCCGTGCCAGCATGGCAGTCCGCCATTCAAGCCGTAGGCGATTTCTTCACGTACCTGTGGACGGACTGGATAAAGCCAGCCTTCGACGGGATCGCTGCGACCATCACGTGGGTTTATGAATCGGTCATAAAACCGATTTTCGACGGGATTTCGTTCGCGGTCGGCCTTGTCGGCGCGGCTTTCGGCTGGCTTTATACTAAAATCCTGAAGCCGGTTTTCGACAGCGCCGCAGTTGTCCTGGGCGGTTTTTATCTGCTCTTCCGGGGCATTTTCCAAGTTGTCGTTTCGATCATTCAGAACATCCTTGCACCCCTGTTCGTGTGGTGGTGGAACAACATCATGGTCCCGGTTTTCCAAGGGATCGGCTCGACCATCGCTGGCTGGTGGAGCGGGGCTGTTGCGGTCTTCAATGGCGCCGTCGGTTTCGTCCGGGACACACTGGCAGCGGTCTTCACGTGGTTCTACGAGTCGATCATCAAGCCGGTTTTCGACGGGATCGGTGCAGCGATCAACTGGGTCTGGCTGAACGTCATAAAGCCCACGGTCGACGCCTGGGTATACATGTTCCAAGTGACCCTCCCGGCGGCGGTGAACTGGCTTTATGACAACGCCATCAAGCCTGTCTTTGATGCCATTGGTATTGCGATCCAGTGGGTTTCTGACTACGTGATCAAGCCGGTTGTGGACGCTTGGTCCCTGTGGTTCGGAACGATCCTCCCGGCGGCCTTCACGTGGCTCTACAACAACGTCATCAAGCCGGTGTTCGATGCCATCGGTACCGCGATTAGTTGGGTTTGGTCGAACATCCTCAAGCCCGTTTTTGATGCGTGGGTGAACTGGTTCACGGTCATCCTTCCGAACGCGTTCAACTGGCTTTACAGCAACGCTGTGAAGCCGGTTTTTGACAGCATCGGTTCGGCGATCAAGTCGGTTTGGGAGAACGTCATCAGACCCGTCTTCGATTTCCTGACAACGGCGATAACGCAGACGATCCCGGATGCCTTCAAAACCGGCGTTGAAGCGGTCAAAACCTTCTGGAACGGGCTGCTTGAGGTGGCAAAAACGCCGGTCCGTTTCGTCATCGAAAAGGTCATCAACGAGGGCCTGATTGGTAGCTTCAACTGGCTCGCTGACCACCTGCCGAACGTCGACAGACTGCCTGACGTGGCGGTTCCGGACTGGCTTAAAGCCGGGCCGGGCTTCATGAACGGCGGTTACACGGGCAACGGCGGCAAGGACGAGCCCGCGGGCATCGTTCACGGCGGCGAGTTTGTGTTCACCAAGGCACAGACCCGCAGAGCTGGTGTGCGGAACCTCTACGCCTTGGCGGACTCGCTGGCCGGTTATGCCAACGGCGGCTTCGTGAATCCGCTCAAGCAGATGGTCGAGACTCAGGGCTACAACCGGGTGCACAAGGGCGTCGACTATGCCGCCTCGGTGGGCACTCCGGTCTTCGCGACGGAGAACGGCCGCGTTAGCTGGTCCGGTCCTGGCATTGCGGCCCCGGGTGTTTGGGGCGGCAATGAGATCCACGTCGATGGCGGTTCAGGCATCCAGACGTGGTTCGCTCACCTGTCCTCGATGGCTGTGAGGGTTGGTGAGATGGTGCGGGCCGGGCAGCAGATCGCGTTGTCGGGCAACACCGGCATCACGTCCGGGCCGCACTTGCACTTCGGCACGTTCGCCGGCGGCTGGCCCAACGATATCGACCCGCACGGCTATCTGGGCGTGCCGGGGATTCCGTCGGGCGGCGGCTTCAACCCGCTCGCCGGGATCATCGACGGGCTGCTCGCACAGTTCAAGTCGGCGTTCCCTGCTGCCGGTTTCATCGCTGACCTCGCTATCGGCGTCGGCAAGAAGCTGTTCAGTACGGTCGCTGACGTCATCACAGGCGGCGGCAAGGGATCAGCGGTGGGTGACCCGGCCCTGTATGACCTTGGGGGCATCCTGCCTCCGGGCGTCTCGCAGGTCGTCAACCGGACGGGACAGCCTGAGGCGATCTTGAACCCGCAGCAGTGGGCTGACATTCATGCGCTTGCGCTCCGGCGTGACGCTGCCAGCCGCGGTGACGTGATCTTCAAGGGCAACGTCGGTTGGGATCCGGATGAGGTTGCCAACCGTATCGAGACGAAGCGGCGGGATACTTTCGCTGCTTTCGGCATTTAGGAGGCCCGTATGGGAATTGCGTATGCGGCACCCTACCTTCCGCCGCCGCCCCCGGTCAGTCCATGGCGGGGCGTCAAGCTGTCGTGGACTGGCTGGGACGGTAGCGAATGGGAGCTCACGAACCCGGCATCAGGGCTGTTCCTGATGCCGGGTGTCCGGGGCCTTGGTTTGCCAGAGTTTGAGCGGCAGTCAAGCGCCTCCCCGGCTGTTGCCGGTTCCCGGCATCTTGGGACGTCAACAAAAGATCGGACGGTGTTCTGGCCGCTCTACCTCTACAGCGATTCAGGAAGCGCCGAGTTCATGGCCCGGGACCGTGCCTTCTGGCGCAGCCTGGACCCCGACTCGGAGGGCACTTGGACGGCCGTGCTGCCGGATGGGACGAAGCGTTTCCTCCGGTGCCGGCTGACCAGCGCCGAGGATGAGTGGACTCATGACCCGGTGCAACGCGGATGGGCCCGGTATGCGATCAACCTGCTGGCTGATCAGACGTACTGGCTTGGCGAGGCAGTCACCCGCTCGTGGGCCCAGGACGATTTGCGGGACTTCTACATCACCGAGCACGACCGTACCGAGTTCGGGTATGCGGATGATGTCATCCATTACCTTTCGGCTGGCGGTTCGCTGGACGGTGCGACGTTCACGAACGACGGCGACGTTCCATCGTTCCCGGTGTGGACGATCGTCGGGCCGGTCACGGCGGTGGCCTTCGGGGTTGATGGGAAGAACATCATCGTTCCGTTCGAGATCCCGGCCGGGTATGGGGTGCAGATCGACACGGACCCTGTTGAGGGCCAAGTGCTCTGGTACGGGCATTGGGATGCGGCTGCCGAGGTCATCACGGACCCGGTTGACCGGACGTCCGAACTCGACCCGACGTCGGCGTTCGTTTCGATCCCGGCAGGGCAGGACCTCCCGCTCAGCTTCTCGATGACCGGCGCCGGGGCGATCTCGGTGACGGTGCAGAACAAGTATCGGAGGGCAACGTGACTTCCGATATCTACGAGATCCTAGTTTACGTCGGGTGGGCGTTCAAGGGCTGGATCGGCCGTCCGCTGAATGTGATGCCGACGATCCGGCACAACGTGAAGTCCACGGCCACGTTCGAGATCGATGCAGACCATAAGCGGGCCGCCGACCTCATGGAGGCCGGCGCCCGGGTCATGATCTACCGGCATGGCGAGTTTCAGATGTCCGGGCCAGTACGTGCGGCGGATGGCAATTTTATGATGGCGTCCAAGCTGACGTTCTCGGTCGAGGATGATTTTCGGATCCTGAATAACTGGCTGGCGTGGCCGAAGCCGACGGCACCCTTGACGGGGCAGGACGTCGAGTACCGGACCATCACGGGCCCGGCCGAGACTGTTGTGAAGACGGTCATGGCCGAGGCTGCCACAAGACTGGGCTTCCCGCTCGCCGTCGCGCCGTCCTTGGGGCGCGGCGCCTCCGGGAAGTACACCTTCCGCTTCCACCCGGCCTACGACCGGTTGTTTCCCGCCGTAGATCAGGCCGGCATAGGTGTGACAGTCAGACAGGACGGCGCAGGGCTGCTGCTGGACTGTTACGAGCCACGCAACTACCCACACCAGCTCTCGGCCGAGAGTGGGACCGTCATTGGCGGCACATACTCCCTGGCGGCGCCGAACGTGACCCGTGTGGTTGTCGGCGGCCAGGGTGAGGGTGTCGAGCGCGAGTTCAAAGGCTTCTCCGAGCCCACGCGCGAGACGGTTTGGAACGACATCATCGAGGTCTTGCAAGACGCCCGCGATTCATCATCCGGCGATGTCTACGCTGACCGCGCCGCCGAGGTTCTTGCGGAGGGCGCCCCACTGGCCGGCTTGTCGCTCGAGCTGTCCGAGACTAAGCACTTCCGGTACGGCGGGGATGGTTTGCGGGTGGGCGACCGGGTAACGGCAATGGTCCGCGGGCAGGCGTACACCGACGTCCTCCGCGAGGTGCAACTGAGCTGGGACAACAGCGGCGACAGAGCCACGCCGATCATCGGAGAACGCAAAGACAACCCCGACCTACAGCTTGCGAAGAGCATCCGCGCTTTGAGGCGCGACAACACAGACAGGATGGCCCGCTAAATGGCACTCACAAGCGTCTATTACGACGGCCCGGTCACTGAGACTGATCGGTCCCAGAACCGCGGGAGCGACCCGGATTACCTTGTCTATGGGGTTGACGACTTCAAGGTGACCGCGCACCCTTCGATCCCGTATGCGGTGCTGGTGAAGGCTGGTAGGGCGGCAGGGTTCGGCGTTACGGATACGGCGGCGACCGATCAGGTAGTCAACTGCGCCGCCCTGGCTACTGGCGTCCGCTGGGACCTGATCACTGTGCGCCGTAACTGGCAGCCCGCAGCAGGCGGCCCATCGACGCTCGTTGCAATCCAGGTGGGCGTTGACCCGCAGATCCCGGGCGCCCCTACCCGCAAGATCGGGCCGGGTGTGGAGGACGACCAGCCGCTCTTCTTGGTGAAGTGGCAGGGCGGCGTGTCCGCCCCTGTTCAGTTCATTGACCTCCGGGTATGGGCCGGGAACGGCGGTCTTTTCGCCAAGGATGATCTGGTCCGAATGTTCATGACCAAGGCCGGGACTGAGATCAACATCAATGGCGTGGTCTGGGCGTACCAGATCGGCGCGAACGACACTCTTGGATGGGTCAAGGTGTCCGAAGTGGGCAAGGTCCAGCTCTTCGGCGTCGGCGCGGCATTGGCCGGCACGCCTCCGGCGGGGACGTCCTTCCTCTATCAGGAAGGCACCATCGTTCAGGCAACGAACAATGTCGGTGCCGCTCGCCTTATATGGCCCATTCCATTCCCGAACGGGATGCTGACGGTCAGCCTTGAAAGCGGCGACAGTTTCGCGAACGGGCGTGGGGCAACGTTTACCCCGGCGGGCGGCACAGAGTACGGGACGGCTGGCGGTGGAGATAAGAGCAGCGTCGTCTATGAAGCCGTCGATGCGTCCGGGGCGCTGATCAGGAATCGCAGTTGCCGTGTCAACTACAGGGTGACCGGGTGGTGACGGCCGTGAGGGGCAGGATCGTGAAGCTGTGGCTCAAGGTCCAGGAACCCCGGTTCCTGTCGGTTTGCTACTGCGGCGCGTATTTGATGATGGCCATTGCTGGAACGGCCGTGTTTCTGGATCCGCCGCGGACCATGGAGAACGGACTCGGAACGGCCCTTGTCTATGTTTGGGCTGGCTTGCTGATCTTCGGCGGCGTCCTGGGTTCACTGACCACTCTGCCCGGGATCTGGTGGCTTGAGCGCCCGGCAACAATCGCGTGTATGTTCGCGATCGCGATCTACGGGGCCGCCATCCTCGGGCTTCCACTGACGCAGCCGAGTGCCCGGATCGTCTCAGTGTGTTTCATCGCGTTCGCCCTTCTCACGTTCGCCGTCCGACTAGTGAAGATCAAACACTTCGCGTACGACCCCGAAAAGTAGAGGTCCTGCGAATGGACGGAACACAACAGTTCGTGCTGGCGATGGTCAGCATTGGTGGCGGCATGGTTGCCCTTGAGCTGGCGAAGGGCCTGGTGAAGTTCTTCACGGGCGCAGCGGGCCGGGAGCGGGCAAGAAATATCACCTTGAAGGATCAGCGGAACGAGGCGTGGGAGGACGCGGAGAAGGAACGGGCGCGCGCTGACCGTATGCAGTCCCGCGCAGACCGTGAGGCCCGCAACCGCAACCGCCTGGCCGATTATGCGTCGGCGCTGCGCCGGGACTGTACGGAGCACGGCATGGACCTTGATGAGCTCCGATCTTGGCCGGTGCTTGAGGTTGAACCCGTGCAAGACGAAGAGAGGGGCTGACATGGTCGCACCAATTACCGAGGACCTGATGCGCAGCATAGGCGCGCAGATCACAGACACGTACATCGACGTGGATGGGGCGGCCGGCAATCAGTGCTGGGACTCTGCCACGTACATCAATGAGCACTTCTTTGGCCTGCCGCGCATCAACTGCTTCGGCGCCGGACGCTGGCCGGGCTGGGCCGGGAACATGGTTGACGCGTTCCCGCAGTCGGCAGCAGTCGCTGCCGCTTACGTGCTGCTCCCTCCGGGTACGCCAGGCATGGCCGGTGACACGTTCGTGTGGGGCGACGAGAACAAGCTCTGGTACCCGTCAACGCACGTCGCAACCCTGATCCGGGACAACGGCAATAACTGGGGCCAGTTCCTTTCGCAGAACTCTTCTGCAGGGCGTCCTTGGCTGCCCGGGTATAGCCAGGAGAGCACGGGCCCGGTGATCGAGCAGACGCTTCCGTTCGCCGGTTGTATCGGCATTATCCGCCCCCGCACAAGCGGCGGCATCAACTACGCAAGCACCAACGCTGCACCGCAGGAGGACGAATTGAGCCAGAACGAAGTTCTACAAATCCAAGGTTTCACCAACTCGGTTATCGACCAGGTATGGGGAACGGCCGCCGGCACCCAGCGGATGCTGCAGGAGATCGCCAAGAAGATCGCTGACTCGACCTATGAAATGAAGGTCTTCAGCCAAGCGTCTGACAACTTCACCGGCGACCGGATAATCAAGGAACTTCGAGCGCAGATGGCCGTCATGGCCGCGTCCGTCGCCTCCTCCCTGGCCGCGAAGGGCGCATCCGCCGAGGACATTCAGAAGGCTGTCGCGGAGGCCCTGTCCGGGGCCAGCTTCAACTTCTCAGTTGATGTTCCGGCTGCCACGGAAGGGGCGAAGTGATGGGCGATCATGTTGCAACCGGCTCTCTGAGCACGCAGGAGCGCAACCCACGCTCTGCTGTGGCGCGGACGGTGTTGGCCGCCGTCGTGGCGTTGTTCCCGCTGCTGAACGGCGTGCTAGCCGTGGCTATCGAGGTGCTCAAGCCTTACGAGGTCCAATTGCCCGGCTGGGTGTTCCTCTGGCTGAACGGCGCCCTCGCGGCTGTCACGGTCATAACGGCCGGCGCTACCCGGATCCTCGCCATCCCGGGTGTGAACGCCTGGCTTCGTAAGTACGCGCCAATCTTCGCACCCGAAGACAACTAACTAGGAAGGGCCAGCCCGAATGACTGATTACCCATATGACATGGACCTTGTTGTCGATCCGCTCAACCCAGCGAACGTCGTGGCGAACGGTGCGGTCTACATCTACGACTCGGCGGATACATCGGGCACCACGCTGCTGGCGCTCAAGGACCCGTCCGGGCTGCCTCTGCCTAACCCCCTGCATTCGAATGCTCACGGATTCCTGCCCCCACGAATCGCCACATCACCGCAAACGTTGTGGAAGTCCGGAGGGTTCGTCGGCTACTTCAACTCTTATCTTGGCCTGCGGAATGAAGCCATGGCCGCGAAGGCTGCAGCACAGACCGCCCAGGCTTCCGCTGAAAGCGCGGCATCGACAGCCGCTTCGACTGCGGCGGACGCGGCAACCGCGCAGCTTACAGCAGCGGTGTCCTCAGCTTCGGCGGCGTCGGCTTCAGCGGCAACCGCACGGGCGGCAGCTCTAGCTGCACAAGCCGCCGCCGAGGCTGCCGCAGCCACGTCCGTTGGCGGCGGGGTGGCAGTAAATCCGACAGACACTGACTCATTCATCATCTCGACCAAGTCGGACGGCAGCGTGATCGTTGCCCCATCCGACCCTGACGCCTACCTCATCACCCTCTAAGGAGCCCCGATGACAACATTCACAGGACCCAGCCTTGACCCAGCCACCGGCCGACTCCGCGAAAAACACGTCCCCACGTACCTCACGAAAGCGGCACAAGACGCCACGTACCTTCTCGGCGACAAGACTGGTGCGACGGACGGGCAAGTAGCAACATGGGACGCGGCCTCGGGCAAATTCAAGCCCAAGGCGCCGGCCGCCATCGGTGGAAACGCCGACCTGGACCACTACCCGCCCCTAACCAACATCCAAAAGGCAGCGACCGGGCCTTTCCGGGTATTCCTTACAGGGACGTCTATCTCCAGCTTCGACAACGCAACTGTGCGCGTTTTGGTCGAACAGTTGAAGTCCGTTTATGGTCACTCCGGGATCTTCTCTCAGAACCTTGGCTTTGCCGGTGGTGGTTGGGCGAACACCTGGAACGGGTGGAAGAAGCAGGTATACGGCGGCCCGCAATTCACTCGTCTCCGTGGCGACAACACGGCGTCACCATTCTCGTTCACGGGCTCCGGGGATGAGGTAGTCCTTGAATGGTCTCGTGAGACTGACTCGGCCCCCGTCCCCGTGATGGTGGACGGTATCCAAGTCGGCACAGTTGGTTCAGCGGGTTCACAGGTCTACAACCAGCGGGCCAAATTCACGCTGACACTACCTGCTCCCGTGTTGACCCTTGGGGCAACCGCGGGCTCGGGGGGAACATTTGCCCCTGGCACCTATTTCTGGGTAGTCACCTATGTCAACCCGGCTGGTGAGACTATTGCTTCCAACGAAGTCACAGCAACGCTGGCAGCCAATGGAACACAAGCATTGTCCTGGACGCTGCCTGACGGGGCATCAAACGTCAAGATCTACCAAGGGATAACGGCAGGATCGGAGAACGCCCTCGTGGCCACGCTGGGCAGGGTGACAAGCTATACGGTCACCGGAGCCGCAGGCGTGGCAGCCACCCCGCCGGTGGCAAACACCGCAAGGGATGACCGGGCGCACATTGTTACGGTCAGCGCTCCAGCATCCGGAGCCGCATATCTGGAACGTTTTGAAATCCGTTCCACCGTCCGTACGGGCGTCGAAGTTTACGACGCCACCTTGGGTGGTTCCTCCATGTGGAACATGACCACCAACAACACGACACAGGCCGGCCAGGTGGCGTCCATCCCGATCGTGGGCACCAACGGGCTCGCCGCACACTTCGCCCGCACTGACGTTGACCTTTTCATTGTGGAACACCTCTTCAACGACACCGGAGTGGAAGGTGACACGGCGTTCGAAGCGAACGTCAACTACGCCGTAACCACCACACAGGCAAACGGCAAACCGATCGTTTTTATCATCGAACCGTGCGGAGGCCAGAACCTCAGCGCAGGCTATATTGCCCGCCGCGATGTGCTGCTCAAACAACGGCAATACTCCCACGTAACGGTTATTGACTGGCAGTCTGCGCTCTGGCAAGGCGACTTCAAACTGTTCCTCCAGCGCTACTACAACATCACCACCACAGCCGAGAGCCCCTTCACCTATACCGGCGACGCTTCACACCCGAAGCAGAACGGCTATGACCCGCTGAACGCAATTGCGGCAAAAGCATTCAACGTCCCGGCATTCCCGCAGGTTCTCGCGTCCTCGTATTCGTCCGACCGTATGCGCGATCTCTCAAAGATCTATAAAGGTGCCAGCCGTGCGGCGACGGTCAATGGTGTAGCCAAAACCTACCCAATGCCCGAGGGGCCTGCGTTGATCATCAAGGCGCCTGCCAACGGCGCGGTGCAAGGAGTCAATGATTTCTACTACCGCGACACCCTCACGGTAGATAAAGCCACCTCACTGAAAACCGCCATCGCCGCGTCCACAACGTCCACGAAGTTCGGCAAATACCTTGACTACAACAATCAAATCCATCTCGTCAACTACGTGACCGCAGCGGATACCGATATTTGGACTGTCACGGTCAAGGCGTCCGGGAATTTCGGCGCGATTTTCGGCAACCCGCTCTACATCATCGACCCCAACGGTTTGAAGATGCCACAGAACGAGCCGTCCAACTCGCGCATGAACTTCCTGCACACCGTATCCGGCGTGGAGCCTGTGACGTTCATGTTCCGGTTCGCTGCCACCAGCACAGCATCCGCAAACGCGTTCTTCTCCGGGCGTATCTATGACCTGTCCATCACCCGGAGCACGGTCCCGGTACTTGGCACATAGGTCACCATAAGACCGCCAGCAGCCCCTCGCCGTCTCTGACGGTGAGGGGCTGCTTTGTGTTACGCCACTCTGGGTCTAGTCAAATCCCCGACGCCCGATACGCATGGCCAGCTTGATTCAGGCTCCTAAAGCCGGTGGGCTGGTTGTTTGACGACCCGTGCAGCTGCTGGGCGGGAAACCTTCGGAAGTTGAAAGAGGGCCCTGCCGACAGTGATACGCATGCAGAATCGATGAACCACAATTGCGAGAGCGACCGAGATTGCAGTTGCCACGATCGGGAAGATGGCATGAAGAATCGTATTGCCAACTCCATGGTCCATCGAGTCGGTACTGATGTTGGCGACAAGGAGCAGCAAAACCAGCGTCGGAATATGCATCACATAGATCGGCAGGGTCCGCTGCCCCAGCTGGGACGTGACCCGTTCGAATGGTTTCCACCGGCAGGCGAGGACGACGCCTTGGATGGCGGCGGCGATGCCAACGCAGGACAGTGGCAAGTTGGCTATGGCGACTTCACCGATGCCGAGCAATCTGACCGGCACCGCCAAGACGCCGTAGCTAAGGGTGAGGACAATGAAGTTCCTTGCGCTGGTCCTCTGCACCACTAGATCTACAATCCTTGGCGCCAAGGCTCCGATGAGGAAAAAGATCAGGTTGCGGCTGACGTTGGCGGGCACCCAATCTGACATGACTCCGGATACGACGGACAGTGCGAGGCCGGTCGTGAGCCACACCGCCGTATGGGTCTTCACCAGGATCTTTGTGGCTACGAAGTAAATAGCCAGCGCAAATAAGTACCACGTATGGTTCACCGGGCGCAGGAATTGCATCGGGTACCAAGCCGCATCATATGCCGGATCCTCATATGGAAAAGGCAAGACCGTGCTGAACAGAAGCGTCAGCAATCCAAGCCACAAGGCATAGACGTACAGGTTGTTGTAGACCCGCGGCCGCAAGATGGTACGCCACGACCTTCGCACAGCGCGAGCAGCGAAATACCCTGAGATCAGGAAGAACAAAGGCACGCGAAGTGGAGTAATAGAAAGTAACAAGGTCTTGTAGGCCGCTTCGACGGGGAGGCTGGATTCCAACTCCAGTACGCCATAGAAAGAAACAGCATGCACCAAAACAACGGCGACTATGCATAGAGCTTTCGCGGAATCGGCCCAAGACTGGCGCGGCAATTCGTTAGACATATCTCCCCCAGTAACCGCCATAGCGATCCGGACGAATCACCGAGGGGTTAGTTTACCGTTGGTGGGCACAATGAGGTCAATCAAACTCGGCAAAAAGACTCGCGCGACCGTCGCGAAGACCGGGGTATCAGTGTCCAAAGAAAGCCGGGCCGTTCAGGATCAGCAGCCGCGGTGACTTCTCGGTGCGTCTCGGCAAAGGGCTAGGCCTGCGCAAAAAGCTCTGGTGATGCAAAAGAGGGGCCACCATTCAATGAATGGTGGCCCTCTTTTTGATGGTCGACTAGCTGTCCAGCACTGAGCCCTCGAAGATTGCCGACTTGCCGCCGTCGGGGGCCGGGATCTGAACGCGCACTTTGCCCCCTCCAGTCGCCGGGATGAAGCGTGAGAACTGGTCTGTCTTTTTGTCGCCATCCAGCAGGGTCGTGATCTTTGCGTTTGAGATCAGCGTGGCCGATTCCAGATTGTCGCCATAAGCCACCTTCGGCCATGACATTCCCGAGGCGTCAATGCGGGAGCCGGACTTGTTACTAATGGTCAAGCTGAATACCGCCTGGTTGCCGTCGCCCACCACACCAACATTTTTGTCCGGCGCAGCGAAGCTCACCGGGCTGACCGTTACTTCCACGCCAGACGGAAACGTTATCGTGTGGCCGAATACGGCTGGTGCGTCAAATCCCGGAACTGGCGCCGGCAATGAAGCGGATGCCGAGGGCGATGCCTCAAGTGCCGAAGTGTTACCTGCAGATGGGCTGGCGGACGGCGCCGAGCATGCAGTAAGCGCGAGCGCCGATGCCGCAGCGAAAATGACAATGGTCCGGTTCAAAAGGTTCCCCCAATTGAGAAATGTGTGAATTAACTGCAATCCTATCCGCTCGAATAGGAACCCCTGCCAGACTCAATAACTCGGCGCCACACCCTTAGACGCTACATCGCGATCCGTGAGCGTCAGATCATAGCCGCTCGCTGGAGACCAAGCCAGAGGGCAATTAGGGAGCAGTAACGGCTGACCTTCCGTGACAGTTCTTGAAGCGGGAGCCGGAGCCGCACCAGCAGGGCGCCCGTCGTGGCAGATCCGGACTGGTTGCGGCTCCGCTCTCAAGCTGGACGACAACCTTTTCCACTACAGCCGGGGCTGGTGTCGTTGACTTCGCATAGGTCATGGCCGCAATGACAACCCCCACGCCCGCCAGAAGTAGCGTCAACGTAGTGCGGATCTCGTCGCGGTTCTCACGGTTTGACAGCCACGCCGCTAGACCCTTTGAAATAGGGGCTACTGCTGCCGACGCCTCATCCATAGTTGTGCCAGGCGATTCAGCAAGGACTTGTAGTTTGTCGCGCAACTCGTGAAGTTCGCTGAGACTAAGGCGGTGGAAGACCATCCGAAGGCCAGAGTCATCTCGCTTGCTTTCAAAGGAACCATTCAACTCGTTGTGACGTCCGCACCGCCGGCAGCTGAAGCTGATGTCACCAACGAGTTCTCTTTCGGGGAGTGCAAAGCCAAAGCCGCTTTCAAATTCGCAGAACTGGCATGCAAAGGAACCCGTTCTTGCCATGTTCGGCGGCGGCGCATCGAGAAACGAAATGCGAACCTCATCATTAGTACTCACGGACCAGAGTTTAGACGCATAGTTTGTCCCCCGTCGGATTGCCCCGAAGGACCGGTTAAGTGCCCCTTGCCCGGATCGCCTGTCATCTCGTAATCTTGACCTTCCGAGCTCACCTCGGACCGAGCCAGTTTCGGGCCTGTGGGGATGGGCGCCTGGCAACCTAGCGGGCCGTGTACCCGCGCCCACGACTACACAGCAGCCCCCGTCATCTTCGGATGGCGGGGGCTGCTTTTCGTTTAAGGCACACTCTGGTCAAGCCGCCGGCGCCGCACCCGGGATGCTTCCACCCAAACCTGTTTGCGGCCCTCGTAATACTCCATCGGCCACGACACTGACACCAGCACGTGCACCCGCGTCCAGCCGTACGCGAACGCTGGCACCTCGTGGGTTTCCCCGTTGTCATAGTCGAGCTGCACGAACACCGGCAGCGGTTCCTTGGGCATCGTCGCACCTTCGACGTCTGCGGGGTCCACGGGCGGCACAACAGGCGTGACCTTGCCCGCCCGCGGCGGTTGCCAGAACTTCTTCTCTTCCACAGGCAAAGTCTTGCACCGGGGGCAGACAACGGGGGCGTCTGGAGTCAGTTCCGTTGTCGCGCAGGTCGATTACCGCCAACTGATGACAGTGGCTAGGCGGCCGGAGTAGTCTTTCGGACAAGTGTCCAGCCGAGAAAGAAGAGGCCGGACGGCCCGAAACTGAGCCAAGACCTGAGATCGAGGCGAACGTGGACGGACAACAGTGGATCTGGGTTGCGGCGGTGCTAATCGCCGCGGCAGTGGTAGCCATTGTTATGGCCTTTGGACGCCGGTGACACTCGTCAGTGATGATTGGTGCTGTCAAGCCCGGGTCAGTCGCCCTTGCGGATCGCAATCATGCGGCTGCCCTCTGGAACCTTGGTCTGGGCAGCGGCCAGCGCTTCCTCATAGGTCGATGCCGTCTCAGTGACATGGCTGAAGCTGCCGTCCGGCGCCTCGATGGTGCAGGTAATTTCCACCCGAACATTCTATGGGGTGGGCATTTTCGTTGGCCAGGGCCGGTTGCCGAGTTGACGGGGCACGGAGTCGAACTTTGCCGTGGCCGGTGTTTGCTCCATCGGACAGCCCCCCCTACTTTCCGATTGTGAGGTGAAGGCCTGACCGCAACTCGGCTTCGCTGAATGTTCCGGACTTGCGGCCACCGACCTGCACTTCATAGGGGGCGGAACCGCCAAGGACTCCGGAAATCTCGTAGCTCATCTTGCAGTCGTCGCCGTCGAGGTGGCTTCGCTTCAGGCTGCCAGAGACGGTGCGCGATTTGATGTCGGCTATGAACACTTCGCTGTCTGGACCGATGTCCCCGAAGGCGGTCCCGGGCACCCCGTAGCAGTTCTTGCCAAGGGCCGCTTTTTCCTCGCTGATCACTGTTAATAATCGCCGGGTAATCGCGTTCCGGGTAACGTCGACGGCCACAGTAGCCGTGAACGTCTCTGGCGTCGGAGTCGGGGTGCTTGGCTGACTGCCGCAACCTGAGAGGGTCAGCGCGACGACGATAAGACTGATAAATCCGAGCTTCTTGATGATTATCCCCACCCGAACATTTTAGGGCGCGATGGGCGCTTCTTCGCCAGCCAGTGCGGTGGCGCCGGAATCACACCGCGCTGACCGGCTCAAATGGCGATTTCGACTGCCGAGAGATGGCGTTGACCTTCCTCGATTTGGCTAGGTTGCATGATAGGTCTTGTCTGGCGTGCTAGACATAGCATGTTACGAATCATTTCTCTAATTCACTATGCTCCGCCGTCACCCATCGTGGCCACGTGCCGCTTAGCAGAGCGCCGGGCACGACGAAGCCCCGCGCCACCTCGACGGAAAGGTGGCACGGGGCTTCTTTGGATCTTGAGGGTAGGGCTACGAAACGGCGCCCTTGAATACGGCGGCCTTGTCAGTGAAAGCGCTGGGGCCAGTAACCTCAACGCGCACAGTCCCAGCCGAGGCAGCCGGAATTGCCGCAGCCAACTTCACGGACTGCGTTTCGCCTGGAAGGATCGTGCTGAACGTTTCCATCCCGAGATTGTTCGCACTGTCGATGACTGATGCAGCCTTTTCGTTCTTGTCACCGTAAGTTACCTTGGCGAGAGACATGAGGGCCGCGGAAAGCTCCTTCTGGCTGCCGTTTGTCACGGACAGCTCGAATACTGCGGCCTGTCCTTCGACGGCGCCGGCAGCGTACTGGCCGACTTTCTGGAACCCGATTGACGTCAATGTCACTGTGACGCCGCTGTCGTATTTGACGGTTTCGCCGAACTTGGCCGAGCGGTCAGCTACGGCTGCCGTGGTCTGCGTTGTTGCCTTGGCGTCACCGGCCGGGTCTACCTTTGGCGGAGCTGTGGTGGAGCTGCAGCCCGCCAGAAGGAGAGCGGCCAAGGGCAAGGCGATTAGTGCTTTCTTCATTTGTATTCCCATTTGTTGAAAGTTTGAGCGAACTTGCTCAGCTTAGGCGACCATGCGCGTTGTCAAGTCAAACCATCCGAATCATGACGACCTGGGCCTAAAGCTGAGGGGCTACGGCTCGATGATGCCAGTTAGTGCGGTCTCGACCATTGCGGCGGCGCGGAAGTGAGCATCCGGGACAAGGTGCCCATATGTCTTCGTGGTGGTGATGATCGACTCATGCCCGAGCCTATTCGCGAGCTCGTACAGGTTCATGCCCCCGGCGATCATCATGGACGCGTGGGAGTGCCTAATGTCATGGATGCGCGGGCGCTTATCAATCTTCAGCGGAGCGCTTTCGAGGGCCTCGGCCGCTTTCACTGCGTCATACCAAGCATCCAGCCATTGGCGGTGCTGGGGAAAGACCAGGGTCTCCGGCGAGATCGTAAAGACCGGTCGACTTGGCCCCGCTGCTTCGACGCGGGCACGGATAGCGTCCACGGTGGAGGGCGCCAGTGCCACTGTGCGGCGTGCTTTCTTCGTCTTGGGGGCTCCGATCGCCCACCCGTCTTCCATCTCCTGGTAAGCCTTTGTGATCCTCACCGACGGCGTCGGAGCGTCCAGTTGGAAGTCAGTCCTGTTGAGCGCTGTTGCCTCGCCCAGCCGCAGCCCGGCCCCAATGAGGAGGATCCACATCGGGCGCTGCCATTCGTCAGCTCGCTCGATGATGAGGTTCATCTGCCCCATGGTGAGGAACATGGCTTTGTCCTCGGTGGAGTCGTCCTTGGGCAGGAGTCTGCCGTTGCAGGGGTTGTCCTGGCGAAGGCGCCGACGAACTGCGGAGTTCATCGAGGCGTGGATGAACCCGTGAACGTTGGCAACCGTCTTGGGAGAGCAGCCCTTTTTGACCATGCCCTTGATCCAACGGATCAGGTCGTCCTCGGTGATCTGATCCACCGGCAAGTGCCCCAGGCCGCTGAAGTGGTTCTTGATGTACCCGCGGTATCGCTTGATCGTGTACTCGCGGACGTTGATCAGCCGCTCGATATGCCCAAGGGCCACCTCTTCAAATGAGGGGGACTGGGAGGCTTGGCGGAGTAGCGCCGCTTGTGCCGCTTGAGTGTCATGCTTGACGGCTTCGAGCAGGTTCTTCCATTGGACGGCCGCCGTCTCGGTGGGCAGTGTCTGCCTGTTTCTTTCGCCTTTGTCGTACCACTCGACGCGGTAGCTGGTGATGCGCCCAGTGCTGTTTTTCCGTACCTCAATTGTTGCCAT